TAGTATTACCCCCAACTTCGGGGGTTTGGGGGTTCCCCAGATCCCCCAGCCTCGTCTCGAGGTTGATCTCCCAGTCGTCGGTCTCGCACATGATGAGTCGGCCCTTCTGGGCAGCAAACTCATCGAAGCGCCTCATGATGGTGCGGTGCGGATCAGCCTTGCGATACCAGGACGAAGGATGGGTGTTGCAGGTGAAGACGTAACGCTTGGCGAGCATCGGGATCGTGCCGCCCTTGACCTCCACCCACAGCGGGTACCAGTCGAGTAGACGCTGGAGGTCCCCGAGGCGCATGTCCCCGTCCTTGAAGTCGTCAAGGATGACGGTCTCCTGCCCGGTGTAGCCGTCCCACCACTTCTCGTTCGGGATCTTCCAGAACGCGTCAGGCCACTTTGCATTGACCCAGCGGCTCTTCCCGGTCCCCGAGGGCCCCCAGAGGCACCAGACCTCGGGCCCGTCGACCCCGAAATAGCGTCGGTCGGCCTCCAGCCCCAGCTGCTTACGCAGGTCCATCAGGCCGCGGTGATGATGGACCCACACGACGGACTGCTCAAGGGCGATGTCCTTCAGGGGAGCGCCCTCCTTGACCATCTTGATGGCACTCTCAAGGCCCTCGCGCTGGCCTTGCTGAACGATCTCGCCGAACTCCCAAGGGCCTCGGACTCTCGAGTCCTCCTTAGTGCAATAGGCCCTGTTGTGCTTCGCCGTGCCCTTCGCGGTCTCCCAGTGGGCCTTGTCGTTGATGTTACGCTTCATCCAGACGAGGTTCTTCTGACTCAGACACTGAACATAGAACTGCAAGTGAGCGTGCTCAGTCTCATGCCCCCGTTCGATCTGACCCACCACGTACTTCGCCTTCTCATCACGAACGAGGCTCTCGAGCCAGGTCTCGGCATCCCAGTCGTCGTCCTCGAGCTGCAGGGTCCCACACCAGTTCCGTGCTCCACCAGCCATGTAACTTTTTTTCTTCAAGGCAACAGCTCAATCACCCCGGCAATAGATTGTTCAACGCTAGTCAACGCTAGAATACAGGAACGCGGGGCTCCAGGCCAACGCGTGAGGAGGTAGGGTATGGGTCCCCGGGCCCGGCCCGGGGACATGTAAACCAAACGAGTGAGCGCTAGGAGTAGGGTATGGCACAATACTCTCCCAAAGCCCCCCTACGGGGGGTTGGGGGGCTCCCTGAACCGGCGCGGCCCCCCGCAGGGGCTGCCGGGTCCCTTTAGGGCCCGACTTGGAGCCCGGAGGCCGCAGGCCGAAGGGCGAGGGTAAACAGAAAAAAAACATGGCATGGTCCCGCAGAAGGACTCGGTTCCAAAGACAGAGACCACGCCGCCTCCGCCGCGCGAGGCGCTTGACCCGGACTCGCTTCCGACGATATCGACCCAGAGGAGGAGGTACGCGCAGTGCAACTGTCAAATTAACGGCTGAGACCACCTACGCGCCCTGGCAGGGGCCACTTACGAACGTCCAAGCCGGATGGAAGCCCGTGGCCTTCACCCCGCAGAACCTGCAAGGGTTCAACGACTACCAGTCGGTCTATAGCCAGTTCCGTGTTAAAAAATGCGTGGTGAAGATCAACCGTGGCCCGGACACGAACCTTGTCTATCTCGTCGTACCCTCGCGCGCCTTTGCGCAGACTGCTGCCCCGAGCTCGAGTATCGCCAATTCGTGGCTGGCCTATGTGCCGCCTCAAACCGAGCAGGCCCTTCGCCAGACCAGATGGCAGAAGGAGCTTATGCCCTCGACCACCGCGGGCAAAGTCCGCTTCGGGTTTCACCCGTACACGATGATCACCGCGATGGGACCCATCGCTCAGGGCCAGAGCATCAACTTCACCCGGGTCTGGAATCTGAACAAGTGGACGCCCATGTCCTGGGCCCTCGCGCAGTATCCGATGTACATGTACGGGCCCTACCTCTGCCTCAACAATGCGCTAACTAACGCGGACCCGGATCTGACGACCAGTGTTAGCTGCATCATCGAATGCTATTTCCAGTTCAAGGGACAGAAGTGAATTCACACGTAGAAGTCCATGGGACTGGGGATCATGATGTCCTCGCTGTTCTCCGGAACGCGCAGGGGAGCCCCCGAGGTTGGGGTGC